AAGCTCACCCTTGGCGGGGTCATAGGCATCCACGGCGTTGATCAGCCGCTCCGCAAGCTGCTGGTACACGTCGTCTCTTTCCATGTGACCGGCTTTGACGACATCGCGATGCTTCGTCATCACCATATCGATCAATAAAAGGTTTTTCTCTACAATGGCATTGCGCTCCTCAATGGTGGTAGTGGTTTTCATGATTTTTCCTCTCTTTCTTTTATTTTGGTTCTCTCAGCAGTCGGTAGCGATTTGTTTTCTGATCGAAGCACAGGCCGAAAATCAGTCCGTCCAGCTGTAGCGCTCCATCCTCAAAGCTCGCGGCATAGAGGAATCTGTCGCTCGCGGGTTCGGCGGACGTATCTTTAAGAATCGACTGCAAGGCAAGCGCGCCGTCTTCAAATACACCGCCCTCACTATCTTCCAGCGAAACGATCTCCATGCATTTGCCACACGCTTCGATGGCTTCGGTCACAACATACAGTCCTGTTTTCATTCGCCGCACCTCTTTTCCATCCACGCTTTCACAGTAGGGTGGTCCGGCTCGTGGAACAGACCGCAGAAGTCAGCATCAAACTGCTCCCCGGGCAGCTTTAGCCCAATGAGCTTGTGAAACAGGACGATATAAGTGTAGACACTCTCGATCAGCGTTTCGCCGGTCATTTCATTTCCAATGTGCAGACCATAGCACAGGCGTTTGCCACATTTGCCGCAGCTTCCGACAATGCACAAACGCACCCGTTTCGGTGCTTCCAGTGTCTCATAATCCAGCTCCCAGCTCACATCGCGGATATTTCCCGCAGTGTGGATCATCTGGTTTGCCGTGCTCATGTCGCGGATGCAGGCGCACATCTCGTCCTGCTCATGTCCGCAGTTCTGGTTCTCTTTCATACTCTCTCCTTTTTCACGCCGCCGGCGTCATCATGTTCTCAAACATCGTAAGCTGGTTTTCCTCCGCGCGGAACAGTTCATCGAGTTCGTCAATGCGATAGCTGCGATTGAACAGCTCCGTCGCCTTGTTTTCTGCTTTCTGACAATCCATAAGCTTTTGCCACAGCTCGGGGTGGTGCCTGTGAAGATGGCGAAGCTCGTTCATCCCCGCGTTGGGGCAGAAAAAGCATCCGTTTCTCTTGGCAAAGTGGTAAATCGGGGACAACAGTCCCGCCGACCTGCATAGTTCCGTGGCGTCATGCTCGGTCAGGTTGTACTTTGACAAAAGAGATACCTTCTTTGTACCGTCCAAGCGTGCAAGGCGTTCCTCTTCATCAGAAGCGATACCGATATACTGCACCGCGTCCCTCTCCAGCGAACGCTTATATTGCCGAATCGGCGGCAGCTTACAGTCTCTCTGGATGCAGCAGCGTCCACACAGGGGCCATGCATTGAGCTTTCCAGCGTTCGCGCCTTTTTTCAGAACCCTGTAGAACGATTGGACGAACGTGATCGGTGAGCGCAGGGTCACCACCCTGACACCGTTCCTTTCCAGAAACGGAATTGCGCAATCGAGGATAAAATCTCGATGCTCCGGCACCTCGCCCGAGGTGTATTCATCGAACATGACCTCGCAATAGACCGCCTCATCCAGCGGCTCGCCATGCTCCAACGCCAAGAGGACGGTCGCCAGACTATCCTTCCCGAAGGAACAACTCGCGATATGCTTCACGCGGCCCCCTCTCGTTCCTCTGTGCCGCACAGCTCGATCACCCTCTGGCACTGATCCATCTCAAACCCCGCGATATGCGTCTCGCTCATAGGCAGCCGCAGCTGCTGCGAGAGCCATTTGTAGGCGTTGTGACGGGTCATGTGCCGAGATTTCCAAAAGGCGTCAAATACCTTGTGCGTCTCCATGCGCTTGAGCCGCAGCGTCTCGTTCGCCACGTTGCCAAGCGGTTGATCCGTACCCTTGTGGCAGCCCACGCGGGCGTTGCAGTTCTGGCACTGGTAGATGTACTCTCTCTCCTGTCCCAACCGTCTTGCCGACGCGCCGAGTACCTGCTTTGCGGGTACAAGTCGGATCACGCCGCCGCAATAACGGCAGATCTCCGGTTTTCTCAAAGCCAGACCACCTCCTTGCTCTATGCGGCCTCGGAAAGCTCCGCAGGCTCCTTTTTCTTTCTCTTTGCCGCTCCTTTCGCTTTGCTCTCCTTGGCTTTTTTCTCTTTCTTCTCCGGTTTTTCCGCCTTTTTCTCCGCAGTCTTCGGAGCCTTTTTCTCGATGGGCTTTGGCTCCCGCATGCAGACCTGCATACAGGTCAGTTCATCCGTCCGCATGAGCAGCGCTCCATTCTGCGCAACCTCCAGCCGCAGCGTTCCGGTCAGCGCCTTAAAGCATTCCAACAGCTTCAAAGGGTTGTACCAGTAGATGCCCGACGGGACGCCACTGAGCGGCACGACCTCCGTTTCCGCGGACGATGTGCCGTACTCGCTCTCGCAGGTCATCCGCAGCTTGTTGGCGCTGAAGGACAGGTTGAAGCGATTCTGCGCTCCAACCACGGCATACACAGAGGACATCGTCCGCCGCAGGCTCTCCGCATCGCTGAGTACGATGAACTGTGTCTTGGCCATGGAGAACATCTGCGCATCGTCGAAGTACCCGCCTTCCACCAGCCGCGCGGAAAAGATCATATCCTCTCTCATGAACACCACCGCTTTTCCCGTGGTGCCGACCTGAACATCCCTGGTCCCCATAAGCCGTGCCGCTTTTTCAAGAGACGCTGCGGGGATCAGCATATCCACCGCTCCGGCGCTCTTGGAATCGCCTTTTGCGGCGGCGATCCGAAAGCTGTCGCTGCTGACGGCACGCAGCCCGTTGTTGTCAAAGATGAGATGCACGCATTTCATCTGTGGCTTATCCGATTCCTCCGCCGCCGCGAACACCGTCCGCTTTGCCATGACGGGCAAGCCCTTGACCATGACCGTATCCTCCGGAAACGGGAGCTCAAGGCGCGGATAAGTCGCGGCATCCAGCGTGGAAAAGCCGTAAAACGCTTCGTCGCAGGTGATCTCCACGCGGCGATCGTCCTTCTGCTCGATGGTCACGCGATCCCCGGTGAGGTGCCGCAGCATCTCTGCCAGCAGATTCGCCTTGATGACGGTAACGCCCTCTTTCTCGATCTGAACAGGGATGCGCCGCTCCATCGACGTCTCCAGATTACCGGCGGCGACGGTCAGCTTGCCATCCTCCGTCGCAAGGTACGCGCATTCCAGCACATCCAGCGGTGATTTGTCCGGAGCCACCAACTGCGCGTCCCGCGCGGCGGACAGCAGCTCCGCCCGATTCACAACGATTTTCATGCTCTCTCCCTTCATGCAACAAAGTCGAAGAGTGTCAGCTGGTTTTCATCCGCAGCGACCTTCTTCGGCTTCTTTCTTTTTTTCTGTTCCTCCAAAAGCACCGCGTAACGCGCGGCGGTTTCGGGGTCGATCTTGCGCACCGGCGGCATAACAGTCACCGTGATGCTTTGCTTTGCTTCTTGGATTTCCGGCTTCGGCTTCGGAAGTGCCGGCGCATGACGGTTGGGGTTGACGATTGCCATCTTCTTGAAGGCAGATGCAACGTCCTCCACGCTGTCTCGAATGCCGAGCATCAGCTCCTTCGCCATCTGCGAGGTCATGTCCTTCACGTCACTCATCGCCGCAAGCCCCTCCTCTGTGAAGTTCCCTTCGATAAGGCCCGCGACCGCCAGCTTTGACGCCATCAGCTTCATCGCCTTATGCTGCATCGTGCTCGCGTAATAGAACATATAGACCTCGACCTTGGGCGCGGTCTGATTGATACGCCATGATCTGCGCGACGCCTGCCGGAGCGTAAAGAGCTTATAACCCATGCTGTAGAAGATAAGGGTCGTAAAGGTATTGAGGTCGAGGCCTGTTTCCACAAGCGATGGATTTGTGATCATCACCTGCATCCCGGAGGCGAGGCGCTTTTGCACCCACTCCTCGCGTTCGTCGGGTTTGACCTTCTCGCTCATGATCTCCGTGTGAAAGCCCTGCTCTGTCAGGAGCTTATAGAGCTTTTTCTGCGAATCGCTGCGCACCCAGCTGGTGTAGATGAGAACGTGTTCGCCCGCTTCCACCTTGCGCCGCACGACATCCGCTACCGCCGTCTCCTTCTCGCCCAGCGTGTCGAAATCGCCGAAGCTTGCCGGCTCCACGATGGGCAGTCCCGTCTGCGGGTGCAGAATGGGCGGCTGGCCGTAGGGCTGGTCGGGATAGATCGTCAGCAGGTTCAGATAGGCGGAGAGGATCTTCTGCGCCACCTTGCGGTCGCCCTTGAGCACCTGCTTGAGAATCTGCTGCGTCGTTTCGTACTCTGCAGCGACGTCGTCCGCCATGTGTACCGGGATCGGGATCTCCTCATAGTCCGGCAGCTCCTTTCCCATGTCGTTGAGGGAGAGGAACGCCGTCTTTTCCAACAGGAACCGGGAGTACACCAGCGGCGAAACGCCAGGCAGCTGCTTCACGCGCCGATCCGACTTGGTCGCGCGGCGGTTTGAGGCGTAATCCGGGTCCTGCTCCTCATAGATGACCTGCTCGACGCCGTACTCGCGGTTGAACTCGCCGGGGCTTGCGTAGGGCTTCCCGTCCCGGAGCATCAGGTCCGGCACCGTGCGGTAAAGCAGATGGAAGATACCTGAGGCGTAACCGTTGATGAGTGTCGCCGTCATGCCGATGAACTTTCGCGCCGCAGCATAGATCTCGCCCATGGCGTCGCCCTGCCCGCTGTCATTGTTGTACTGATGCAGCTCGTCTGCAATCAGGCAGTCGATCTTTCCGGAGTACATCCGCTTGATGTAAGAGCTGAGCGGATAGCGCCGGCACGCGCCTCCCGTGCGGAAGCGCGCGTCGGGGTTCTGCTCGATCTCATGGAGTTTTTCGCGTACCGCGGCGTTTTTGGTGTGCTCGTAGTGCTCCCAGGCACGGTAGCGATACACCCAGCCGTAGCCGCCGATCTTCACCCAGTCGCTCTTCTCGTCGGGATTTACTGCCGTCCAAAGCAGCGACCCGCACTCGGGGCATTTGTGGTTTTTCCGGTTCTCCTTACGGAAGTGAAGCTGTTTCGCCGGAACAAGGTAATTCGGCTGGTCGGCACTCAGCGGCACCTCGATGGTGCTCCCGCAGTCCGGACAGAGGTACACGTCGATCCATTCTCCGATCTCATTTTTTCTGCGCCGATGGATCACCGCGGGGCGCCTCATGTACCCGTCGCGCGCCTTCTCCTTGGAGATAATAGCGCATACGCTTTTGTCGCCCTGCTCATAGAGTTTGTAAAGCTCGTTGAACTCGGTGATGCTGTGGACGGCATAGCCGAAGGTATCCGGCAGCGTCTCAGCGATCTCACGCACCCACTTTTTTGCGACGTGGGAGGGACTGAGGATAACGTTAAAGGTCTTGCGCGTGGAGCGGTGCAGACACCTCAGCGCTGCCATCATGGCGACCGAGCCAATCTTGCTTTTTCCGCTTCCGCACTCCGCCACGATGAACGCGCACTTGTCCTTTTGCAGCTGGCGCTTGACCGATTCCGCGACGGCAAGCTGCGCGTCGTAGAGCGGGTAGCCCGCATGCTCACGGACAAAGTCGTTGATGTCCGTGACCTCCTGGGACAGCGGCTCCGCCGCGGGGTCAAAGAGCGGTTCAAACTG